GCATTTCTAAAAGCCTGTAAGAAAGTTTCAGTTGAAGCCATTATTGAAGGCGCTAAGCGATTTGCCAATGACCCTAACCGTCAGGCTGAGTTCACGGCTCACGCATCTACATGGTTGAATCAAGAGCGCTGGGCTGATACACCGCTACCGCAAAGAGGCGGTGGAATGACACGGACCGAGAGTTCAGTTATGCGAGCGCTGGACATTGCTCAAAAGTTTATTGATGAAGAAGAAAGGGCGATAGAGAATGAACCGTTCTGAGGTAGCCCAACTTTTTGCCTACGCTTGTCTCTTTGATGGTCGCCTTCAGGCGGATGAGGGAAAAATCCTTGCGTGGGATTCTGCCTTGTTGCCTGACATGACTTTTGAGTTCGCAAAGTATTTTGTGTCGGTCCACTACATGAATGACGAGAAGGTGATTGCTCCCGTATATTTCAACAAAGAATGGGTGCGACAGCGACAAAATGAAAGAGACCGAGAAGCAACTCAGCGTTGGATGCTGGAGTTGGAAGATAGTCGGTCAAAAGCGGCAACGCCAGAGCAGGTTAATTTTTATTTATCTCAGATACGAGAAACATTAGGGAAAGGCAAAACCGATGCTGATATGGAGACAGATTCAGGAGAGGTGGCATCTGACCTATGAGGATATTCCTATTTGCAGATTGGCTACGATTACGGCGTTACAGACGAGCGAACTTATCTGCTCTGGTTGCACAGAATCTTTATCGAGTGCGAGACTCCAATGGCAAAACCTAAACTTAAAGTAGGCGATGATGTTCGGTTCCAAGTTTTCTACCGAGCCAATTACCGATGCGAAAAATGTGATGGCGGTCCAGATGCTTTTGGCTGGTCAGTTCACCATAGGGTTCCAAGGGGTATGGGCGGCTCTCGTAATGAGCAGTTGCATCTCCCTGCAAATCTAATTTTGTTATGTGGCTCTGGAGTTACTGGATGCCATGGCTGGGTTGAATCTAATCGAGATAAGGCTAGGGAGCGGGGATTCTTGCTGACTAAGGTTGAGTCCGCCGAGGAGATTCCTTTTATTGACGATAAGGACAAAGCCTGGAAAATCTTCAATGACGGGGAAAAATGGGAATTCGACAGGAGTAAAAGTGACCCTTATCTTTAAGCCATGGATTGCCTATGCAGGACCGATGAACATGAACAACTTGTCTACCGCCTTGAGTTGGCTCAGCGCCCTTGGACAACAAACGGGGAACGCGCTGGCAACCGATGGGAACGGGCTGAGAAGGTCAAGACTTGGCGGACCGCATTTTATGTTCTGGCTAAATCAGAAAAAATGCCAGAGATGGAATGGATTTCAGTCACAGTTGAACCTCACCAAAAAGGGGGTCGCCTACAAGATGTAGGGGCGTGTAACCCAGCAGTAAAAGCGGCAATTGACGGAATCGTTGATGCAGGTATTTTGCCAGATGACTCATCTAAGTTTATGAAGTCTCTGATATTCCTACCTCCGCAAAACGATAGGAATTCATTAGTTCTATACATCAGAGGAGCAAAGAAAGAGAGGAAAGCATGAACTGGGACCTAATATTGACTATAGTAGGATTATTTACTACTGTTGTATTATTCGCACCTATCTTTATTGCTTATGCGCTTGCTTATCACAAAGCAAGAATGAGCGCAGAGTTAGAGGCACTTAGACATAATAAAAAGATGTTCCATCCAAGCAATGACGACATCAATTGGTCAGAAATCTTCGAAGGAGAGAAATAATGAGTGATATGCAGACAGCAGAGCAGTTAGATGGTCGTGGTTTAGATGAAGTTCGTATGCTTACAAATGCAATGCGAGAACACCAGAATCAGATTTCAGATTTAGGCAAGCGCCGTAAGCAGTTGATTCTGCGACTGCGTAAACAGCGCATTACCTACAAAGAGATTGCAAAGGCTATGGGCGTATCGGAGCAGTTGATTTACAAAATCATCCGCAACGATATTGACCGCACCCCTGAGTACGATGGAGACGGCAAAGTAATTCGCCGCCGTGGTCGCCCAGCAAAGCCAGCATTGTAAACCTTTACTTAAGAGAGGCTTAGGTAAAGGTTAATGAAAGCCAATATCCAGACGGGGAACATTCAAAGTGTGGCAATCAGTTCGCTGACCGCATATCCGACTAACCCGAGACGAGGAGATGTAGATGCCATTGCGCTATCGCTTACTGCTCATGGTCAATATCGCCCTATCGTGGTTCAAGCAAGTACCAAGTTTGTTCTCGCAGGTAATCACACTCTTAAAGCGGCTAAGAAACTTGGTTGGAAAAAGATAAAGGCAGTTCTTGTTGAGGTAGACGATGACACAGCGAAGAAGATAGTTTTAGCAGATAACCGTTTAACCGACCTGGCTGGATATAACGAGCCACTTCTCAAAAGCCTCTTGCAAGCGCTCCCTGAGTTGGATGGCACGGGATTTACTGCATCTGAGGTTGAGACTTTAGACCGCCTTATCTCTGGAGACCAGAAAGAGTCCATAGGGGGCAACACCCTCAAAGATGACCCAGAGGTAAAAATAGCGGCATGGAAATTTAGTGTTGAGCAAGAAGCCTACGATGCCTGGAAAGAACAACTTTACGAGGAGTTCGGCAAGACCAAGAGCAAAGCAAACGCTGGGATTAAACAGCGCCTAGGATTCCCTGAGCGAATCATGGAGAAGCCAGAGCGGATAGATGAGCGCTCCGAGAGTTCACCCGAGGATGTTGAAACCGTATCCGTAAACGAGATTATGACTCACCCGCTTAATCCGCGTGAAGGTGACATTGGGGCAATCATTGATTCACTCTCAACCATGGGGCAGTACAGACCAATCGTGGTCAATCGCCCCACAAAACATTGCGTATCAGGAAACCACACACTCCAGGCGGCAGTTCAATTAGGCTGGGAGAAGATAGCGGTCCATTGGATTGAGGTAGACGATGTGGAAGAAATCAAAATCCTTATCGTGGACAATCGCACTTCAGACCTAGCCACTTATGATTCTGGAGATTTGAATAAGTTACTGACCAGTACGAATACTCAAGGGACAGGATTCTCACGGGAAGAAGTAGCCGAGATTCTTTCGGGGGGAAAGACCAAACCTGGTCATAGCCCGATAGGTCGAACTAACATCAGGGTCGGCACACACTCCATGCGAGTTCACACCGAAGATTTGAATACATGGGCTAACACCATATACGGCTGGACTGACATTGCTGAATTGTTACAGATACCATTAGAAGCGTGTACAACGGAGGTAGAATAATCCAATGGAAAAACAAATTGGTAAGTATTGGTTTGCATGGGGTCGCACTAACGGATTCGCTTTGGGCTTCAACATCTCTAAATACAACTGGGGCATCGAATTGGGATTCTGGTACTTCGGTCAGGAGTTCTAGTGGGAACAGCGGTAGTAAAGAAAGAGCCAGTTAAGACACCTGCCAAAAAAACGGCTGGGCGTAAGACAGCGCTGCTCCAACCCGACCTAGAGCAAACTATCCTGGATTACATTCGAATTGGAACACCTGTTCGAGTTGCTGTCACATCGGCAGGAGTTTCCGAGCAGACTTTTTATTCATGGATAAACCGAGGAGTGGCAGAGCGCGAGAGATTGAAGATGATTAAAGGTGCAAAAATCAATTCATCTGAGGTTATATTTCTTAAATTTCTTGAGTCCGTTGAACGGGCAAAAGCCGAGGCGATAACAAAAAAGATTGCAGTCATAGCAAAGAGCGGTAACGATGGTGACTGGAGAGCGGCGGCATGGTGGCTGGAGCGCCAGATGCCAGAGGAGTTTGGAAAGACTGATAGGGTCGAGATTGGTGGAACTAATGGGGAACCGATTAAGATACAGGTTGAAATAGGCGAACTTGAAAACAAGATTGCGAAAGTCTTAGCGATACGAAAGAAGTAAACAATGGGTGAACGGCTCGTAGACCTTGTTCTCAATGCCACACCCGAGGAGCGAGCAAAGATTTATCTTTCGCTTAACGATGATGAGAAGTACGCGCTATCGGTCATCTTGGATGCTGAGATAACTAACCCTTGGGCTAGATATGAGAATGACCCAGTTGGCTTTGTCGAGGAAGGCTTAGGCGAAACACTCTGGTCTAAACAGCGCGAGATTCTGGAATCAATTCGAGATAATAAAAGAACGACAGTTCCCGCTTGTCACGCTCCTGGTAAATCTCACCTAGCGGCTAGAGCCGTTGCGTGGTGGATTGCAGTTCATCCTCCTGGGACCGCCATCGCTATCACTACAGCGACAACTTTCAAGCAGGTCCGAAACATCATGTGGGCGCAGATTCGCAGAGTTCACATGGCTCATAATCTTCCTGGAGAAATCCTGACTACTGAGTGGAAAATGGATGACACGGTAGTTGCCTATGGATTTAGACCAGCGGACAACAATGAAGCGGCAGTTCAAGGTATCCACGCGCCTCACCTGCTCGTAGTGGTGGATGAGGCTGGAGGTTTATCGGACAAGATTGGTTCAGCCCTTGAAGCGCTTATGACGGGTGGACACACCCGCCTCCTCGTATTAGGTAACCCACCGACAGACCAAGAGCAAACATGGTTCGAGCGTATCTGCAATTCGCCTATCTATGAATCCATCCCTATCGGGGCGTATGACACCCCTAACTTCACGGGTGAGGAAACTGGGCAATGCCGCAGTTGCCCACAGCATGTAGAGGCTCACACAGTCGCTACGCACCTAGTAGACCAGAGTTGGGTAGATGATGTCATCAGCGAATTCGGAGAAGATTCTCCCTTTGTTGAAGCCCGTGTAAATGCTCGATTCCCACAAACAGGAACTGGAAAGGTTATTCCCTACCATTGGGCAGAATCGGCTACGCAGAATGAGGATTATCTTGAATCCGCAGTTATCCGCCTCGGAGTGGATATTGCATCAGATGGCGGAGATGAATTCGTAATCGCTAAGGCAGATGGATACAAAGTTTCTATCGTGCATCGCTCATCTGGCAAGGCTAACGCAAACGCCGTGGATGTCGCTGGAGTAATCATCGGTGAGATTGAGAAATCAGTTGCCGAGCATAAAACTAGAAATGTCAGCGATATGGTGCGGGTGAAGATTGACACGATTGGCGTGGGCTGGGGAGTTGTATCGCTATTAGATAGATGGGTCAAAGAGCGCGGATTGCGAGCGCTGGTCATCGGGGTCAATGTGGCAGAGAGACCGAAGGACCAAGCCAAGTTCAAGAATCAACGCGCTGAGATGTGGTGGAATACTCGCTCCATGCTCCAACCAAAAGAGGAGAAGCAAGAGATTCGCTTAGATGTAGACCGACCAGTATTGGCTCAGTTGGCTGGACCGACATTCAAATCTGATTCATCGGGTCGTATCTTGATTGAATCTAAGGTAGACATGAAGAAGCGAGGAGTTCATTCTCCAGACCGTGCTGAAGCGATTCTCCTCGCCCTTTACGAGAATAAGACCGTGCATGAGCCAATCTCGCCTTTATCGTTTACGCAGTCAAACCCTTGGACTCTTTGAAAATCCTTTTCCAGCGTTTAACGATTACGGTTGCCTTCTCTAGCCCATACTTATTGAATAACTTTTGGCATTGCCGAATAGTTAATCCATCGTAAGGATGGGATGAAGAAAGAATTCCTGTGCCAAACTCCTCTACGAGTTCATCCAAGATTTCCTGGCTCATTCAAATACCGATTTTGTCCCGAATGGCTGCACATCGTAAACAGTTTCGTAGAGCAAGCGACCACTATCCCAATCATGCCAAGCGCCATCTGAGGTGATAAGAATTTCATCCCCAAAGACTGTTTTGGCGTGGATGAGGATTGCTGTTACAACGGTGTCGTAAGGCTTTTCGCCAGTTTTGCAGAAATCGTAGCCAACATCGTCTGAGGTAATTACGAAATCTTCGTGAGCGCCAGCGCCCACTCCATTGATAAAGATTTCTGAAGCCGTTGATTTATCCTCAAGTTTGATTCCCGCTGCCTCCGCAGTTTCAATAATCTGACGAGCGCCGTGTAGGAATTGCTCCCACTTGGTTTGCTCAATTGCGTTCTTTAATGTCCAGTAGTGTGAATATCCCATTTATTGAACCTCTCCTTCAAAGTGACATTGACATAAACAGCACACAGATTTTGTGAACTGAAAACTAAAATCTTTTATGAGGTCTTGATGAGCAGACCTGCAAGAGCCATGCTCGCCAGAGTTGCAAGGCTCTGTGATACGGCGCTGAGGTGTAAGACCTTTGAATGTGTAAGTCTTACCTGTGTTTGGGTCTGTGATTCCTTTGGTCATTAGTTGCTTACTCCAATCCCGAATTCTTCACGGATAGCGCGTTGAACAGAGTGCTTGATTTCGTGGACAGCCCACTCAAAGTTTTCTTTGTTCGCGATGTTTTCTACATGAACACCAGTTGCCTTTGTGCCGTAGTAGATTTCATAAACAGCGAAGCCCTCTACTTTGTAAAGGCGATACTGACCAATCTTCTTAATTGCTTTCTGGCTCATTTTATTCCCCTCTCTGAGAACAATCTAAGTATATCACAACTGGGGTTGGTTATCAACCTTTTCAACAATGATTTCTTTAATTTTATCGGCTTCCTCTTTCGAGATTCCAACACCGATTACCACGATTTTGTCTGACCAATTACTCACTTTGCCTCCTCGATAGGCTCGATTGCTGTAGCGCCACAACCGCGGCACTTTCCAACGATTTTCTTAGCCTCAAAATCTGGGCTTTTGTCAATGTGTGCTGGGCATCCGTTAGGACAAATCAATTTGATTGATGGTCTCACTTAACGCCCTCCTGAATCTGGATAAATTGCTTTGCTTCCTTGAGCGTTGTAGCCCATGTGGAATGTTCTGGGAATAAAGAGCCGCCTTTTCTGACTAACCAAGCGCCAGATAATTTCTCAATGTGCCATACACCGTATCTGTAAGCGCCAGATTCAACCTTTGTAAATTTCATTACTTGAACCTCCCGACCTTAATGATGCTTTCCCATTCCTTTTGAAACTGGATTCCGTAGCACTTCACGCAAACGCCCTTTGGAAAGACTTCAAACTTACCAATCTGGACACCGCACTCAACGCACTTTTCCATGGTCACTCCTCTCTCTTACAATCTAAGTATATCATACGGGGGTTGGATATTCAACACAGGGCTATCGAACAAATGTTCGCCCTGATACCCTTGGGCTATGTCTCTTACACCAGCGTTCATCACACTATTGAAGGCTTCATGCCCAACCGCAACGCAGGATGTAGGAGCCAACCTTAAAAACCGTGAGAACGCCATAGAGAAGGCAAACTACGGTCCTCTTAACCCATCAGAGCCGAATGAGGATTTCTGGGCTGAGACGGCTAAGGAATGGGATGTCACCCCTGCCGAGGCTAAGAAACAAAGATGCGGCAATTGCGCCGCGTTCATCCAGACATCTGCGATGCTTGAGTGCATCAAGGGCGGATTGGCTCAGGGCGATTCGTCTGAAAATGCCTGGGATGTAACAGAGGCGGGTGAGTTGGGCTATTGCGAGGCTTTCGATTTCAAATGTGCATCACAGCGTACTTGCAGGGCATGGATTGTTGGCGGTCCCATCACCGATAAGAGCAAGAAGAAATAAGTGCGAACCTCACTTACGCCCCTAGATAGATGCGATAGGTGCGGGGCGCAAGCAAAGGTTCGAGCCAGTTTCTTGACAGGTGATTTATATTTTTGCGTTCACCATGCAAGGCAGTTTGATGTCAAGCAATCCTCATTCTCCGTTGAAGTAGAGAATGAAGAAGTTGAGAATATGCTTGTCTTACACCGATTCTAAGATTGATTGAACAATCGCTGTAATCACGCACAGTACAAAAGAGCCGAGCAATGCAACGCTCCAGAGATAGCGCAGTTCAGGAAACTTTGCTGGTTCTCTCTTTGGCTTACGCTTTATAGCCTTTGGCTTTGATGGCTTAATGATTTCCTCGAATTTCTTGTTTACTTCGTTTGTATCCACTTGGTACTCCCTCTCTTAGATTATCTAACAGGGGTAAGAATACTATAATTTAGGTTTAGATGCAACTTTCTTTCTCTGAGTTTTATAGATAAACGGTCCAGATGTGTAGGCATCATTATCGGCTGAAATCTGCAAAGCCTTTTCAATCGTAGCCCCAGCCGATAGCGCACCAATGGCATAGCCAGAGCCAGAGCCGACACCATAGAAACCTTTATCATCAAGAGCAATGCTCATATCTTCAGCCAGTTCAAATACCTCGCCACCTACAGCAATCAAGAAAGCGAATTTAGTTTCCCCATCATCGGATTCATTCCATTTGTATTCTTGTTCTTTGAAGCAAGCCTTTAACGAGGGGACAACTTTAGAAATCATAAAATGGTAAACATCTAAAAAGTCTTTTGCAGTTGGCTTAGGTGGAATCCAGATATGTTGAGCAATATCGCATGGCGCACATTCGCCAGAACCCGCAATAAGAAAATCTCCGCGTTCGGTTATCTTTACCATTTTTGGATGATTAGATGTGCGACCATTGGATGAAGTTGTTTGCGAGTCAGCCCCGAAAATAACTTTATCTTTATATTGGATAGCCACGATGGTTGTCATGGCGCAAGCGTACCGTCAGCCCCTAGGAGCCACCAGCGCCAGACTTGCCTTGCTCCATAGGTCAGGAGTCTGGTCGTCTGGCAGATAGCCTCCAGCGCCTCCAAACAGGATAGGCGTGTCTGGGTAAGCCATTCGGATGCTACGCATGGCGAGTTCATAACCACCCACGGTATATTTCAAATCCGAGAGAGGGTCATCGGCTAGGGCATCTGCCCCGCAAGCGATAAAGATGAGGTCTGGCTCAAAGTCAAAACAGACATCCAGGAATGTCTGAGTTGCATCTGTTAATCCTTCATCATCAGTATTAGCCACCAACGGAAAGTTAAGAGCATGGCGCTCCCAGTCAGAGACAAGCCCCGTGCCTGGAAAGATTCCCCATTGGTGGACAGAGAATGACAATATATTCGGATTGGATTTTGTCAGCGCTTCAGTACCGTCACCATGGTGAGCATCGCAATCAAAGATAGCGACCCGCTTACCTAATTGAGTTGCCTTTGTAGCAGCGATAGCAAAATCATTGAAGATACAGAATCCGCTGGAGTAATCACGCATTGCATGATGTTTAGCCCCTGGCAGATGAATCGCTAACTTTGTCTTTTCTTCCATAAGCGCCTCAAGAGCCGTAAGAGTTCCACCGACAAATAACTTTGCAAGGTCTCCTAGGTCATGGCGAGCGCCATCCCATTCATCTGATTTACCACGGATGGTTACATCATGGATATACATGGAATCATGGCAAAGCAACAGGTCATCCGTGTGTGGAATCTCTGGAGGCAGTTCGTCAATGTTTAGATGACGGTCTTGCCCATCCAGAATTACACGATTACGACCAAGCAAGAACCTACGCCCCTGCGTTGGATGCGTAGGGTCAAAGACCCAGTTCGCATATTCGGGCGAATGGACAATAATTGCATCTTCCATGTTAGGCATCATCTCTCTCCTTAATCGGGTAAAGATAACCGCCCATTGCGACATCCATTCCAGTTTTAATAATTACATCGTTGTCGGAAAGTTGGACAACAGCATCAGGAAAAAACTGAATAATCCACTTTTGTAAATCTTCTTTAGTTTCTACCTCGTTGATGTCCATAACTTTCCTCTCTATTATTAACCTGAGTTTATACTACATACGCTCGCTTGTAAAATGGTAGCCATCATTGTGCAACTTATAGCCCAATGAATGAACCACATGGAAACACATATCCATGCCAGTTCCGCCTACCTTGAGAGCGCTTGTTTTCTCATCCTGCTTATATCCGAGAATATCTCGAATTGCTGGAGTTACCCACATTGGTCGGTTATCAACCATCACATAGAAATCAATCAAGCGCGACATCCCTGACTTAGAGACATGGCGAACGATTGAATAAATCCGTGTGTTCGCTGGCAAAGTCTCCAGAACAGTTTGGATATATGTTTTTTCTTTTACTTCACTCATTTTTTGTTCCTCTCTCGGAGTACAATCTTCGCCGCTTGCAGATTGAGTTCATCCTCTGCGGTGTTTAGGGCTGGCAGCATCTTAAGAGCCTTGACCATATTTTTCAAAGCCCAAGTTGGCTGATTGCCTACAATTTTCTTTGCTTCTTCTATGGTCATGCGCTCACCTCTGACTTCATTTTCTTCCAGCGCTTGTATTCAGATGATGTAACTATGATTCCGTAACCGCTGTTTACTTCTTGAGCGCCATCCCACAATTGCTTGGCGATGACTCCACGACCTTCGTAGCCTTCATCTATGAAGCGCTCGAAGTTGCCATTTGCATCGGACAGAATCCATCCGCGTTGAGGATTCCCGCTTGGTGTATTGGGAGCCTTGATGTATGTAAGAAATTTCATTATGCACCTACCTTTACATTAAGAGTTGCTCCAGCGTTTTCAAGCGCTTTAGCAAGTCCTTCAAATGGATACTTGTCTACAACAGCAAGGAACAGTTCGTGTCCTGCTCCTCCTACCTCAAATTCGCTTCTTGGGGTTTTGCCTGTAGCGATGATGTTCAAACCCGCACCATCTACAACAACCTCAAATTCGAACCCTGTGTAAATTACATTTATTGATGTAGTCATTACGCACTCACCTTTCCAAACGCATTGTTAGAACGGAAGCAAGATGCTTGGTAAGCAACCTCGCCAACTTGGTCTGCATAAACATTCTCGATAGTTCCCTTATCGGAAACCACGCCCTTACGGACAAACTGACGGCTGACTGTCCATGTGTCATTCCAGTTCAAGAAAATTGAAACACGGTAGCCATTGGAAACTGGCAATTCAATCCTGATGGTCTCGCCTTTGTCATTCTTATCAACGCCAACGCGACCACCTGAGATTGCAAAGATATTTCCGCGACCAATCTGACCGAGGAGTTCATCCTCATTGAATGGGCGACCTTCGAATTTTGACATTTTGTATCCTCTCTCTTGGTTACAACCTGATTTTACATTACTGGGGTTGGTTATGCAACCTTATCAATCTTCTCAAATCCGAAATCAGCGCAGGTGTAAACCTGACCGTCAATCTCGATTTCGTCACCGACTGAAATAGATGTGTGAGTACGAGTCTCGGAAAGCAATGGTTCGATAATCTGCCATAAGTTTCCTGAGTATGTATTTGTATTGTGGTAAACAACCTCTAAAAACTTGTTTACATTGGATTCTTCAATCTTGAATTCAGTCTCGAATTCAACAGAACTAATGAAGCGCCCGATTTCTGGCTTGTCTCCAAAAGCCTTCCATGTGATTTTTACTTGTGACACTTGGTTTCCTCTCTCTCAATCATTTACAACCCCAGTATAGCATGGATTATTCCATTGGTACAATAAGCGCATATCGTGTCCTAGTGACCCCGAGTTTGGGGGTCAAATTGAAGTATGTTCGCCTAGGCATAGCCTTCTTCATCATTGTCGTTTTGGCTTTGTTGCCCATAAATGATGCTCGGGCAGAGCGAACTGGGGCAACCACTATTACCTGTGCCAATGCCTCGGGCGCTCAACAGACCTTCAATGTAAATTGGGATAACGCAAACTCATTCTTTGATGGCAAAGGTTCAATCTCGCGTTTATTTTGCGAGGGCGGTCATTCGGGTACTGGATTTACAACATTTATCAGCACAACACAAAGCAATCCAGCCCTTGATTATTACAACGGAGTAATCCCTACCCCTGCTCCAGAACCTAGTCCTTCTCCAACACCATCTCCCGAACCTTCGCCTTTGCCTTCTCCAACTGTAACTCCTTCTCCAACGCCTGAACCTTCTCCAACCAGTACGCCTTCTCCATCTTCTTCTCCAAGCGCAAGTCCTGAACCTTCCCCAGCGCCCACCACCAGCCCAGAAGCGACACCAACGCCAAGCCCAACATCTCCGACACCAACAGAAACTCCATCTCCTACTCCTTCCCCTGCTCCCGTAGAACCCAGCCCCAGCCCTTCGCCAGCGCCTTCTCCCGATTTGATTTCTCCTTCTCCATCACCAAGTCCTGCGGCTCCAGAACCTCAACCTTCTCCTCAACCGACACCAATTGTTTCCCCCAGTTCGGAACCGTCTCCCAGCCCGAGTGTTCCTGCACCTTCACCAACATCGGAATCAACTTCTGGAAGTCCGACACCACCTCCCGTAGAGCCGACTCCTCAACCTCAACCGACCCCGCAACCTTCGCAGTCCACACCTGAACCCACACCTTCGCCATCTATTCCTCCAGCCGTTGAACCGACACCAATTGCAATCCCTGACCCGCCACCTGCTATTGAGCCAGAGCCTACTCCATTGCCCGATGTCGCCCCGATTCCCGATGAAACTCCCATTCCCGAGCCTGTGCCAGAATTAGAGCCGAACGAACCTCCACCAATTCTTGAGCCAGAGCCTCAGCCTGAGCCTCCAATCGAGCCATTAGAACCGCCTGATGTAGCGCCCGAGCCAGAACCAATACCAGCAGAGCCGCCACCGCTCCCAGAAGAACCTGCACCTCAACCATTAGAAACCTCCGAAGTTATTGATGATGTTTTAGCGGATGGAAAGATTACACCCGCTGATGCTGAGGCGATAGTTGATTCATTGATGGAAGATGGAAAAGTTACCGAAGCCGAAGCGACCACCTTGATTGAAACTCTTTCAGATGGTGGCGCTTTGAGTGGAGCCGAAGAAGATTTGATTCTTGGGGCGCTATCAGCCGATGGTGAGATTACTCAAGCAGAGGTAAACAATCTTTCAGAAACTTTGTCGGGAGATGGAAAATTTACTGAGGCAGAAAAGAGTCTTGTCGCCGAAGCGGTTATCGCTCAGTTCGAGGGCGAACCAGTAACAGCGGCGGCAATCGCCGAGGCGGGAATTGATTACGAGAATCTGCCACCCGAGACTCCAGTTGAAACCCGCGTTGATGAAAGTGGCGAGCCAATCGTCATTACAGCCGAGGTTGCAGATGCCCTTGAGTTGGTAGAAAACCCATCCGAATTAGTAGGGGCAATTTTTACTGACCCAGGAAAAGCACTCATGGCGTTAGGAAACATCGGGGCAGATATGTCCAATACAGAAAGACAAGAATCACAAACAGTTGTTGTTGCCTCGGTCATCGTGGGAGCAATTGCATCACTATCTATAAGGAGAATGTAAATGAAGAACTTCTTCAATGACCTAATCGGTCAGTTATT